CATCCAGTCACCATCTACAAGGGATACACTGTCAGGGGCGGCAGTACCAGCTACGAGTTCCTCGGCCAGTGTAGGCAGCACGGCCACCACTTTTTCGGCCTCCTTGAGCTCAAGCTCGTCTCCCTTCGGCAGCAACCCGAGTCAGACTGGTACAGATCCACAACCTACGACGCTGTCCGCATTGGAAGGTCCTACTACGACACCTTCACCCGACAGCACGACGCAGACGGTCGAGTCTTTCCTCGAAGAGGAGACAGAAGCTACCGATTCGTCGAGGACTATTCAACCCCTCTCGAGAGCGACACCCCCGGAGAACGAGCTTGGAAGACTAAGCTCAACCGATTCCACCCAGTCGCCAAAACAACCCTCGTTGCCGACAGGCAGTACAGAGGTCTCGGCAGAGACACCAGCAGCAAGCTCTTCGAGTGGCGGGATACCGTCACCTACGCCTCCTTCAGGAGTTACCTCCGCCTCTTCGACGACTTCGAGCGTCTCCTCGTCGACAACGCCAACCTTTACCATGCCATGGTCAGAGGTGGTCTTTACTACGACGAGCCAGCTACGCTCCACCAATTCGCAGCAGCGGCTGTTACCGGTTGTGCTTCCATCCCAATCCAGCACTGAGGTGTGTGCTGGCTCTGACGGGGTGCCATATGCGCAGCCATGGGTTAAGATTCCTGAAACGGTGTACGAATACGAGGATCTGAGGGTATTTCGTGTCTGCCCAGCTGTGCAGGACCGTCTCTTCCACAAGAATTGTGAGGAGAACGTCGTCAATGCTATTAAGGACAGGCTTACTGAGAGGAAGGGCAAGGGAGCCCTCAAATGCAACCTGAACAAGAAGGAGCGGCTCGAGTTGAGGACGATTACAGATAACCTCATAAGCCGTTACTTCAAGAAGGAGGATGTGCATTCCGTCGCTAAGTGGTTGGTGGACGATGTCTACAAGTCGAAGAAATGGACTCCAGCAAGATTCGACGCAGCAATGCGCAATGCCTTCGCTAGGTACATTCCGAACGAAGAAATCAAGCATAGCGGCGCAATTAAACTGGAGCCAATGAAAGAAGGAAAGGCTTGCAGACTTTTGGTGGCCGACGGTGACGTAGGTCAACTCTGCAACTTCTTACTGTTGGGCGTTTTCGAAAGGCGTCTTTTCAGCATTTACAAGTACATGTCAATAAAGGGCACAGACAAGGAAAGTGCGATGGCTCGTGTCATCGAGCACCTCCAAATACCAAGCAAGTCTGGCGTGGCCCTCATCGAAGCAGATGGGTCTGCTTTTGATATGAGTGTAAAGCTGGCTGTGAGGGAGCTCGTAGAGAATCGAGTTCTGTCACACATACAAGATTGCCTGTAGGACCTTCTGGTGGCTGGAACAATCAGCAAGGCTGAGGTCGCCGCTAGAACCAGGGTGCTTGACAAGTTCGTGATCCAGGTTTGCCCCAACAAGGGCGTCACCGCCACGGACGAGCATTTACTCTTGGACAGCGCACGCAAGTCGCTGAAGAAGGTTATTCCCAGCATTCGGAAGTCAGGAGAAAGAGGAACATCGAGCCTTAATTGGCTCACCAGCTACGTGTGCTCATGTTGGGTATATTTTGGGCCTAGAGGTGTTAAGATGATTGACAATCAAAGCACTCAGTGCGTTGACGTCATGAACATATCTCGCATCACGAAGTGGGCCTTTGAGGGCGACGACACCGCCATAAGCATGTTTCCCAAGCCTGATGACAAGGCTTTGGCTACTTATGCCGCGAGGTGGCTTCGTCTCGGATTTGACATGAAAATGTTTTGCAGGTCTGCCGGGGAGGCCTGTGAATTCACTGGCTGGAACTTCATACAAGGGGAGTCTGGCCCGCTGCTCACCTCAGCGGTTCCGGACCTTCCCAGGCAGCTAAGTCATTGCCCGTATTCTACCAGCAGCACTCTAGTGTCTGCACATAAGAAAGGCGATGATGCGATTGTTGCAGGTATCGCCGCGGCGTCACTCATCTCATGTGCCTATCAGCTGTCAAATAAGGCACCCACAGTGGCAAACGCGCTTTACCGCTGGTCTTCCGAGTGGGGCGCACCGAATACACTTGATCACGACTTCATGATGAAGTATGCGCCAGAAGCATTTGAATCAATGACCCCGGAGGGCTGGGAAGAAGGGCCAATTGTGACCCAGAAGCAGCTTGACAAAGTGGTTAGGCCGCACCGACCGATTGCATGCATCGTGGAGGAGCGTATTGCAAGCTCTATGGCTCTCCAGCTTTCAGGCGGCATGCGTGAGTCTACGTTCGCTTTGCAGCATGGTTGGTGCGACTCAGAGGAGGAGTGGGACTCTTTCTTGGCTGGCTT